GCCGTGTTGATGGCAATGTTAACTGTATCGAGAAGCGTGTCGGATGAGTTGTAAACCTTTACGACAAAGTCTTCGACTTGGCTTATCGTGCTGCGGTTCAAGAAAGCGACAACGCCTTGATCTTCGATGGATGCATCTATCGTAATGGTATTTGAAACGTCCCTTCTATTGGTGAGCCAAAACGTCCTTCCAGATGCCGTCCCGTAATAATCAGAGAACGAAGGCTCAAACCCATCGGATATTTGAAAATGTCCGTCAATCAAATGAATGGTTGAAGTTGCTTGGTCGAGGGTCTCGGTAGTTCCGTTCCACTCGCCAATTCCAACAATGAATTTATTTATGTTGTCGTTGCTCCTCGTGAAGTAGTTACTGGTGAAAGAGTGTATCAAGTTATTCGAACCCTCTTCTTTTACATCGACAGCGCATAAATCCCGAACCACTTCCGAAAGGTTGAAAAAACCATATTCATTCGTGTTCGCTGTGATGTAGAATTTACCAAGTAGATTAGACGATGATACCGAGTCTTTATATACCGTATAAACAAAACGAAAGTTGTCATCGATCGTTGTTCCTGTTTCTGCTTGGTAGATGAGATGTTGATCTGCTACCGTAAACGTTGCCGAAGGGTTGGAGGCGAAGTTTGCCATTAGTTCTTGATCGTTATGTTTCCGAGGTTTGCTTTGAATTTACCCGCGATATCTTCTGCGAATGCTGCTCCGAGTTTCTTGGTGTATCGTTTAGAGACTGCCGTATATGCTTTCTCATAAAACCGAAGTCCAACGATTCCCTTCCGTTTGACTGCTCGCGCCATGAGGAAAGCAGCCGACTTTATATTCGACTCTGTTCGCTTTTTAAAGCGTCCCTTTTCATCTCTGAGCTTGATTCCTTTGGCTTTCATCCACTTCACAAAGACAGAAGACGGCGGTTGCTTGCGGAATGTGAAGGGTGACCCTTGATTCTTGCGCGTACCGTTCACTCCGAAGCTAATAAAGGGAGCGTAATTCTTCGCCTTGCCTTTGGCTCCGAAGTTGATTTCTCTTATCTCATTCCCCCGTACCCGGACGCGGTAATTCAAAGACCGCTTCAGAGTACCCGTTGCAACTCCGTAGTTCTTATTCTTGCCGATCCTACGCCCTCCGAGGTGCCTCTTCGCACTCTTGAGGATATCATCTGCAAACGCGATAAGCGTCTCGTTTACTTTGCTCATATCCCTGCGCGTTCGGATGCCTTGCGACAATGGTTCTTCTCGATGCTATCGAGTAACAAGGTCAGCCATAATCCAAGACCCGTGAGCGTTCGTTCTCGTTGGTTGGCTCCCAAGACAGCCGAAACGGAATGATTCCCGAAAGGAACTCCCGAATCCATTAGAAGCCGATTAAGGAACTTTGACGCGGTTACCGATACAATTATCGACACGTCTCGAAAGAGGTGGTATATAGCTCTCCAAATGCTTCTGAGTATATCTGAGGTGATTAAGAAGAGCGACTCACCAAACGAGTAAACAATCCCAACGGGGATTGCTACGATTGCGAGGACTACGAGAAAGAGGATTTTGATAGCTTTCATTATTCCGGGTCTTCAGGGAACCAACCGTTTTCTTCCATATACTCTTGATCCCGAACAGTGACATCGCTTGGGATGATATAACCGAACGGGAACTTCTGATTTGTTTGGACAAATGCAGACAGAGAGAAGCGTTCATCGTTCGACAGCTCAGGAAAGCAAGCGACAAGGCGTTCGAGTATCGCTGCTGGGTGTACGTTGATGAGGTAGTCCGTATCAACCTGCAAGGCGTTCTGTACTCCGTCAGGGTGTACGATAATCCCGAACACGGTTGAAGCCGCTTCCCCGTCTGCCTGTATCAATACAGGGCGTGAGATGTTGTACAGTTCGCGCGTGATTTGGTACGCTCTGCGCTCGCTTGTCTGCGTGTCCGTTGGTAGGACTATGATGTAGCCGTTCATGAGTATATGTTGTAGAACGTGTTAATATTGTCTTCGATTCCTGCGCGGTTGCCTGCTGTGTCTTGGTCGGAGTCGTAAATTATAAATTCTTGAGCTGTACCCTTGAAAAAGTTACCAGTGCCTGCGTTTGCGCCAAGACTATAACCTGCTAAAGTTCGCCCTCCAAAGTTTCCAGTTGAGATAGACTGACCTTGTAGAAAATACTCACTTGACGAATTATTGAAAACTACGGTGTGCAAGTTTTGATTATTATTAACTGCAACATTTGTTTTAACTAAAAGACCTGCGGGTGCTTGGAATTCATCGGGTGTATAATTATTCTGCATTAATATAGTCGCTTGCCACGCAGAATTTGCACTGCTCAGTATAACTCTATCTTGGTCGTCATTGACGGCAGAAGCGTCCACAGTTGCAACTGTGGAAACCGTGAATGGATTTGTTAGTGCTGTAAGTGTAGACGTATTGATTGAGTCATCACTTCCATCAAACTCCACAGCAGGCTTTCCGTTCTCCGTCACCACGCCCGTAGTCCCGTCGTAAATCTTTGGCATTGAACCCGTGACGGTCTGCGCTGCCGTGTTCGTGTTTCCGCTTTGGTCGTACCACTTGGAAACAAACCCGTCGGATGAACCGCAATGCGACGCAAGTGCGACCGTATCAAGCTCACCGAAAACATTGAACCCAATGTCCGCGTATGAACTCCCGTTGTAAACCTCTACCGCGTCACCTGTGTAAGCCGTGCGAAGTTTACGCAGTGAATACGCGGCTGCTGCTCCCGTGTACGTGTCGAGCAGTGGCGTGTTTTGGGTGAAGTAATCGCCGATGTTGGATTCGATGCTGGTGCGGACGCTTGTTTTGTTTGCTGAATAAATTATAACTTCTTGCGAGTCTCCTGTGTAGTTCGAACCTAATTGAGTAAATGCGCCTGTTTGCGTTGTGATTCGATAGCCTGAGGAGAGATTTGGCAATTCCGTACCGCCTCGGTAAATCTCCGCGCTTGTGCCGTCAGTATATTGTACAATTGAAGATAGGTTTAACTCGTCTAAACTTTTGGCTGATTTTATAGCAAAAGTGCCGCCAATTCGAAAGCGTTGTTGCCCATAATGTGTATGCTCGTAAAACCTGTTTCCGCTGTCTTTATAAAGTGGGAACTGTATGCCGTTACCTACTTTGTCTTGATGCAGTGAAAACACCGCGATTGGATCGGTCGTTATTTCGGTTTCGAACGTAAAGGAATCGCTTGAGAAATCTAATGATACGCGGCCTCTCCTTTTTACACACGCCCCGCCCGTGTAGATAGTTGGCTGGTTCGCAGGAGTTGTCTGAGTCGCTGTGTTCCCGTTTCCTGACTGGTCAAGCCATTGATAGACCGTGCAACTCGTCCCCGTGCAGAAAGTCGTGATAGCCGCCTCGTCAATGTTTCCGTTTGAGTCGAAGCCAATCGTTGTGGTCGTGCTATCCGATGCCCTGCGGATGACCATGCACTCGGTTACGTTGCCGTTCAACCTTCGCGTTGAATACGCGGCTGCTGCTCCGCTTCCATACGTCTCGTTTAAAAGACCCGTGAACGCTGGGGCTGCTGTTACCTCTTCCCACGTTTGCTTGAGGCTAATTGGAACAGTGCCGCCCGTCCTCGCTTTAAGATACTCCAAGAGAGCCGCCTTCACCGTAGCGAAAGAAGCATCGTCTGCGGGTGCTGGTGTAAACTCAACCCAAGTCCCCGTGTCGGGATCGGCGAAAGCCGCCTCTGAGTAATATATCTTTCTCTTGATAACCTTGCCCGCTGTGGGAGTGTCGCTGCTTGCGCTCTCCGCGAGTCCGTCTCCGTCCGCTTTGGCCGTGTAGTAAAGTTCTACCGTTGCTGTGGCACCGCTTCGGAAAGTCTCAGCGTCTGTTTGAAAACGATCGTGGTATTTTGTACCGACTGCAACGTCTGAGAATGACAGCGTTCCCGCTCCGTCAGTTGTTAACGCTTGTCCGTTTGTACCTGTATCAGTGGGAAGAACAAGAGTGTATGTCGCTCCTGCTGAATGGGGGGGAGATTGTATCTTAACACCGTGTGAATTCTGGTTGCAATTGAGTTGAATTGCTCCATCGTTTGTATCTCCCTTGACTTCTAAAACTCCTGTTCCGTTAGGAGCAACAATAATGTTTCCGTTCGTTGTTGACGTGTCTATCTCACGAGCTTGAACGTCGAGGTTGCCTCCGAGTTGTGGTGAAGTATCATCGACGACAAGAGCAATCTTTGCGTTGTTCGCTGTAATGTCTGAGGCTTGTTGGGTCGTGATACCCGTCTTAGCGTTGTTCGCTGTTATATCGCTCGCCTGTTGAGTAGTGATCCCAACCTTTGCGGTGTTTGCTGTGATCTCGCTCGCTTGCGTGGGAGTGATACCTACCTTCGCAGTGTTTGCTGCGACTGCGCTATTCGCTGCAACCCGTGCATCTGTAAAGTAGAGATTGCCGTTCTCGTCAATGTCTCCCGTATCCAATACAACAACGCCCGTTTGTCCGTTTACCGAGTCAACAGGAACGCTCGGGATATCGGTTGTGAGTGCAAGCGTACCCGCTGAGCTTGGAAGAATAACTGTGATATTTCCAGCGTTAGGAGCGCGAAGCCAAATCTTGCCCGTCGCGTTCTCCCAATACGTTAACGCTCCTTGCTTGAAGTTTACATCTGCGATCGTAGAAAGAGCGTCGCTTCCTTCGATGGTCATAGCCTCGAACTCGACTTCGTTCCCATCGGTACCCGCTGCAACCGTGAACGACATAACCCCAGGACTTGCCTCACTCACAGTCAATCCCGAGTGGTTGACCTTCATCTTTGCACTCGATGCGAGTATATCGATATAACCCTTTGTCGTATCGTTTAGGGTGTCATAGACTTGCGCCCCTGTTCCGCTGGCTTTGAAACGTGTCAAAAGCTCTTGGAGTCCGTTGTTGACCATCCACTTCTGAACACCTGAGTTGTAAGATATGACGCTCCCTTGAACCGGGGTATTGATATCAACATCGGATAGATCGTCGAGCGTTTCCGCTCCTCCCGTGTTTAGAGTGACAACCCCGTCTCCATCATCAGTAAGGGTGCCGTTGGTTACGTTGATAGTGCGAACGCTAAGGACATCGGTTGCACCGTCAATCGTCAACATACGCAAGAACCCACGTCGAGCAAAAGCGGGTTCGGTGCCGCCTTCAGGAGTTACCCCATCAATTGGAGCATTGCAAGCGTCCCACTCGTAAGGGATCTCAACAGACAAATCCAAGAGAACACCCGAGAGGACATTCTTCGTCTCTTCTTCGAGTGGGGTTGTTGTAGCGTTTACGACCTCATAATCTTGGGCAAAGGTGAAGATATTCCCACCCATGCGGATGTCTGCGATAATGTCCTCCGCGCATTGCTCCGCATCCGATACGACCTCCCGTTGTCGTTCTACTTTATCCGTCTTATCTGCGGGTACGTCCAAGATATAAACCTCGATGTTGTAAGTCTTCGTCCCGCTGTCGTACGTTGCACCGGTGTAAACCAAATGCATGAGGGGGAACTCGGTAAACTTTGCGAGGTCTACGTCATCCGGAGAACCGAATGAGAATGACTTTATGAAGAAGTGACTGGTTGCGAAGTCTTCAAACCTTTCGACGATGTTGTTAAACGTGATCATGTGCGCTTCTGTCTTTTAAATAACTGAGGTGTTGGAATACGACTTGGACAGGGAGTTCCGTAATCGTGTCCATTTTGAGAACGTCTTCTCCTGAGAGGGAATAGAGGAGATGGTACCATCCCCATTTTTCACCGACTGGATCGCTTTGTCCGCCACCTCCAGCAAAGAGAACTGCATATCGTGAAGCAGTTGATTTCTGGAAGTCCAAAAAAAAAGCAGCATCCCCGATACCAAGTCCGCTGGCATCTCTTCAAAGATGGTTGCGTCTTCTTTGGCGGTGTACTTCTTTATCTCGTATTTGTCTCCGAGTTCGTAAGTCACCTCTCGATAGAGGAGAGCGGTAATTTTGTGAGCGTTTGCCCAAAAGTCTTCGAGGTGGTTTTCCATGTCGATCCACTCACCCGCTGTAAACTCATCCCAGCTCGGAATAAAGCCAAAGCGTTTTCCGTCCATCTGAACGACTTTCTCGTGTCGTGCGGTCTCTTGGGTCAGGAGATTATCCAAATGCGCTGAGGCGGCTTCTATGAGCTTCTGAGGCATTGCCCTGAGTTTCTCCACCGAGTACCCCGAACAGATAGATATCTTCTCGAGGGGGTTGTCTGCGGTCATCATGACTTGGAGTTCTCCGAGTGAGAGATCCGACCATCGGTGCGGGAGTTTGAGTTCCATCATTCTAATAACTTGATTTGTTTGGTTTCCTTATCCGATAGCATAAGAACCGAAGTTCGGGTTCGTTTGGTTGAATGTGATTGCGTACCTCATCGCGTCGATAGCGTGGTTGAATGAATCGACCGGGTCATTGAGTTGCTTCCCGTTTTTGTCTTCTTTCCATTTGTAGTTTCGGAGTTCCCGGATGATGTTCACACTCCGAGCCGTGACAAGAAGCGGTCGCGAATGGAGGAACTGGATTCCATTTTTAACCGAATCTTTTCCCTTTCTTGCTCCGTGAGTATTGAATCCGTGAGCGTGTATCTCGTCGATGCTCTTTGGTTCAGCGCTGTCACAGATGACAACATCCGATCGATTGACTTGATTATCTCTGAGGACTTTTGATATATCTGAATTAGTAAGTCGAGTCGCGTAGCAGAGTTCGTCGACTGCGAACCCGTGCCCGTCTGTATAGACTCGGACGATTGCGGTTGGGTCGTTTGTATATCCAAAGTCCAGTCCGATGTTGAGGAATTTAAATTCATTGGGTATTTGGTTTATTTCTTTCCAGTGGGTAAAGATGGTGCTTTGTGCGGTGCCTCGTTCTCCGAGACCGTAAACCTTCCAAAAGTTCTCGTCTGCTGTTTTAAACCGCTCAATTTCCATGACCACACTTTCTGGTAAGAACGGGTTGTCTTTGTACGTGGTTCGGAAGAACTCTGCGTCTTCTCGTGGGATGACTTCTTCATAGATCCAATGGAATTCGTCTGATGGGTTGTAATCGATTAAGACCCTTCCCGTAGTTCGTAGGAGGAGTTGCCGCCAATCTTCGAGGTTTATCTCGTTGGCTTCGTTGATGAATAGAACGTCTCGCTTGCGTCCTCTTACCTTTTGCGGTTGGTCGATGCTTATGAACTCAACCATGTTACCCCACAGTTGATAGGTCGCGTCGCTCTTGTTGTGGAGGTCGGGGTTGTATATGTCTTCGTTGTTGAGTATCTCAAAGAAGTCTCTCATCGCTGTTGCACGAAGTGCTGGGAATGTCTTTCGGCATATGGTGATAACGAGACCCGAGTTCTTGTGACAAAGCTCAATGAGTGCGGTCAGGATGGAGTACGTCTTTCCGGATCGTGTCCCGCCTTGGTGGATTTGAATCTTCGACGTGCATTCTTTGACGTGGTAATATGTCGCGGGGAGTTTCACCAAGGACGAGGGTACTTTCTACCGTTTTGTTTTTCCCTCTTCTGTATCTCCTCCTCGATAATTTTCTTTGTGTCTGCCTTGCTACTTCGGAGTAAACCCAATAAACCCGGTACGCTGTAAAGATGAAGATTCATGCTCGTTTGTTTTGTCAAATATACCAAATAAATTTAGCTATCCAACCACGAGAGCGGCTTTTTCTCTGTTACCTCTATCTCTTGTCGTTCGATATATCCGCGCTTCTTGCCTTTGGTCTTGAGGAAGAAGATAGTCGCGGCTGGGTTGCCTTCCTTCACGAGCTTGTAAAGGTGCGATTCTGCGAAGTCGAGGACACCGTCTTGAATGGAGTTGACCGCGCTCTTATATTCTTGGTCTGACTTGAGCCATGCGTAATGGGTCGAGCGATCAATCCTAACCATCTTCGCGGCTGTGGAGACGATACCAAGCGACTTCTCCAAGGCTTCCAACATAGCCTCTTTTTTAGTGTTGGATGTGTTGGTCTTAAGTGCTTCCATTATTTACCGCATAATTCACATTTGACTTTTTCTTCTTTCTCTTCGGGTTCCTCTTGGGGATCCCATACGTTAAGCATCCAATCGTTCAATTCGGTTGCATCCCATTCGTTCGCGAGAATATCCATGTCGTGTTCTCCTGCGTTGGTGTTGTCCTTTA